GACTGCAAAGAGGCCTGCAGTGTCAGTGTTGGCGCTTGCCTCCACTTCGCCTGCAGCCGTCTTGCCTGCGCTCAAGGGAAGGCCTGCAGCCCCAATCGTGCCACCTGTGCAGTTGACATCGGCCACATAGCCAGAGACCACAACCTCAACCTGCTCACCTGCAGCTGCAGCGTTCAAAGAGACGCCCACTGCAAGAGGGTTGCCTGTGGCCACATTGGCTGCCTGCGTGACATAGAGCACCTTATCCGCACCCGTTTGGGTGGTGTCGAGTGCAACCACATCACCGGCAACAATGGTGCCACCTGCGAGGAAGGTTTCTACCTGCCGACGGTTGGAGGTGTCAGCCTCTTCCCCAGCGGCAATGAACTGTACAAGAGTAGAAGTAGCCATGATTCTCAGGCCTCCGCATCAAGAAGAACACCGTGGCTTGCCAAGTGTCCGGTGACAAGCTGCATCCGGCAGAACACCATGGCAGCCTCAGTAGCAGTGCCAGGCACAGGCATCATGTCAGACACGTTGAAGAAACCGTCAGTGTCTGCATACAGCTGGAAATTGCTGCTGCTGAGCACGTAGGCGCTGACAGGCTTGGCAGGGTTCTGAGCAGTGAAGCCAAGGTTGGGCTCCACGTAGATTTTGGCGCCGCGCCACATGGCAACCATGTCGCGGTCAAGGCCTTCGCGGTCTGCTGCGCTGACATAGTTCACGTAGCTCTGCTGCTGCGCTTGGAAGGCTGCAAAGCACTTGGGCGACATGAAAATCATGTCAGGGAACTCACCCGAGGGGTTGCGCACCTGGCAGTCAATCATGAGCTGGTCAAGGTGGCTCAAGTCGAAGTTTGCAGCTGAGTCATAGAACTGGTTGAACCAGTTCTGTGCCTGATAGGTAGCCTTGCTCAGACCACCCACACTGTTTTGCTGCGAAGCAGCGGCCACACCCTCGAGCCAACCAGTGCCCGCAGCAGTGGTCATGCCGTTCAGGGTCTGCAGCGTAGTGAGCTTGGTGGAGTTTCCAACCATCACCTGCTTGCTGACTTCCTTCTTGAGCCCAAGCATGACGTTTTTCATCTTGGACTCAAGGATGTTGACCACAGCCAGGTCGCCCTTGTTGGCAGCCTTCTCCACAGCGCTCAAGATGATGGGCTGGGTGAAATTGCTGTACTCGAACTTGGCAGTGTTGAACGGGTCAGTGACTGCCATGCTGACAGGCTCAAAGCCGTTGGACAGCTCGGTGATGCTCGAGTGCTCACCAAAGATGACAGGCTGTTCAACACGAAGACCGCCGGAAACCTTCACAAGGTTGCCAGCAGACTCAATAGCCCGGAACAAAGGATGGGACAGGAAGCTGTTGTCAATGAGCTTGTCACGCAACAGCTGCAGCGTGGTGCTGATAACTGACTGGGGTGCCATCGTCGTAGGCCCTCCACTGTGGTTGGATGTTCTTGCGGTAAAAGCGTGCTGCTATTGCAGTGCTGTTGCTCGCAAGGCTCCACAGTGGGGTGGCCTCACTTTTGGCTACGCTAACACAGGTTAGCGCCTGTGCATAGCCTGCGCCATGGCCAGAATATCTGCAGCGCTTGCCCGCTTCAGGTCGCCCCTCGAGGGTCTGCCCTGGGTGCCTGCCCTGCGAGGGGTGCCCGTGGCTGTGAGCGCTGCCTGCTTGGCTGCTGCCCGTTTGGCTGCCCGCTCCTGTGAGGCCTTGGCTGCCTCCTGCTTGGCTCGCTTCCCTCGAGCTGCCCAGTAGGCTGTTTCTAAGTCAAGGCTCTCATTGCTCTCAAGCAGGTGCTGCACCTCTGAGCGCAGGCCTGTGTCTGTCTCAAAGTCAGGGTGCTCATTGAGGAAGCTCTTGTAGCTGTCCTGCGCAACCTGCTGCTCATACTCCGCCTGCATAGGCTCAAGCACCATCTGCAGCCGCTTGTTGACTTCACGTTCAATGCGGGCCTGGATAGTGGCCTCATCAAACGGGTCATACTCGGGCAGGTCACCCTCAGTGCTGAGCGCCTGCTTGCCTTTCATCAAGGCTTCACGCTCTGCCATGAAGCTTTTGCGCTGTTCGCTCAGCTCCTGAGTCTTGCGTGTGTAGTCTGCCTGCATATTGCGCATGAGCTTTGCGATGTCAGGGGGCACAGACTTGATGGCCTGCTCCCAGCTCAGTCCTCTGCGCTTGGGTTCTGCCCCATCCTCTGCTGTCTCTTCAATCTCCACAGCTGCAGCCTCAAAGTCTTCTGCCCCACTCGCATCCTCGGGCATGTCAGGCACTGCTGCCTGCTCATCTGGAGTCTGCGCCTGCACTTCTGCAAGCACTTGCTCTGCAACGCTTTCATGACTCATGTGTCCTCTCTTACTTTAGGAGCTTGATGGGTGTGCCCACCTGTCTGTACCAGCTGGGGTTCCAACCAGGCGCAGTGACAAACTTGACAGGCCTGCCCAAGAAGGTGGTGCCAAGCTCCAATACACTCACCCCTTGGATTCGATTGACAAGAAAGGTTCTCCAGCCAGGCAGGCCCCCAGTGGCTGTGGCTGACTGAGGGTCCACGTACAAGTGCAGATAGGTGGCGTTCCCTCGCTTCCAAATCGCATGAGGATTGCCCACACGCTGCCCCAGGGCGCCGGGTGTCCCTTCTGGCTGCCACTTGTCCTTATAGAAAAACGTGACAGGCTGTTTGCGCTCAATGGCCTGGGTAAGGTTGCCCATCACACCACCCTCATAGGAGCGGTAGTAGGCCTGCGCTCTGGTCTTGGGCAGCACGGACTTGGGGCGCTGCCCAAATCCAAAGAGCTGCGCAAGGCGCGCCCTGAAGCTCAGGAACGCCATGACTACCGCCTGCGCATGCGCTTAGCGAAATCAAAGTCTTCCTCTTCCTCTTCGATGACTTCCCCATCTGGCAGCTCTTCCACCTCTTCTGTGACCTCTTCGCCTTCCACAGGTGCATCAAGGAACTCAGCAAAGCCTTTGTCCCCTGCAAGCTGTGTGAGCGCTGCAGTGATGGCAGTCAGCTCACTGTCACCCTTGATGTCCTCGAGTTCCACGGGGAACGGTTTACCGTAATCGCTCGCAGCTGCTGCCATCATGGCCAGAAAGCGTGCCACGTCTGCATCCATCTCCGGCACAGCCTCAGTGTAGGCCTCTGGGGTCAAGTCCAGCCCCATGACCTGTGCTGCTTTGGCAATGGCCTTGGTGAGGGCGCTGTATACCTTGGCTGAGTAGGGGCGCTCAGGAGGTGGCACAAGTGCAGCCATCTCATCACCAATGAGTGCATCTTGGTCTTCTGCGATGGCAGCCAGGTCAGCAGGCATACCCGCTGGGGCTTTGGAGGCGATGACGAGGGGCATGGGTCACAATCCTTCAGGGGGCATGCCCCCTGCAGCAGGGAAGGGCAAGGGGGCAGGCTGTGCCTGCTCGAGGGGTTCCGGTTCGATGACTTCCGCGAAAGACTCAGGGAGCTGGTAGGTGCGCACCAGCTCACCCAACACAGCCTTGGGGTCTGCCCCAAGCTGCAGCAGCAGTGGGCTCAAGCGCTCAAGGGCCTGCTGCTTGGTCAAGTCACTCATGGGTGTGGTGCCTGCATCCACAGCCCAGTAGCCAAAGTCCCCTGTGAGGTCATCTGCACTGAGGATTGTAGGCCCCACAGGGTTGGGCAGGCTCAAGGGCTCCGCATCATCTCCCAGCACTACAGACAGCATGATGTTGTACGTGCGGGCTACTGCTGTGATGACTGCATCACGTGTGCGAGCCATGCGCCCCACTTCGCTCGAGGTGTAGGCTGCAAGGAGCTGCTGCTCTGTGGCTGTGCTCTTCGTCACTTCACCCCTGGTGAATGGAGCAAGCAGGCCTGCATCATTGATGTCTGCCTGCACAAGTTGTGAATACAAGCTGATGTCTGCAGGAATGGGCGCCTGTGGCACAGACATCATATTGCCCTCAAGGGCTGCGCCTGGTTGCAGGTCCACCTCAATGAACTCCCCATCCATGCCCTGCGCAATCTTCGCAGCCCCATCCTCACTGAGGAAGCCTGCCCGCACAAGCCATTGACGCGCCATTCTGCGCACTCCCTGCGCTTGGTAGGTGCGCATGACATTGAGTTCTCTGAACTGATCAAGGCTGCGACGGATGAGGCTGTACCCTCGCAGTGGCGTGTCAGGGTCACGCGAGAAGTACAGCGGAATAATGGGGACCACAGGGCGCCCATTGGCCGTCTTGTAAGGGATGCCTGTGCGCTCATGCTCAATGTCTGCATCAGGGCGCTCACTGTCTGCTGCTGTGTCAGCATCCATTGCACCCACCTGCACAGTCACACCCTCAAAGAGGTGAGCCTGCCCGTTGCTGTAGTCTTGAGACCACACAACCAGATTGTCTGAGAGCAGGTCATACAGCTCCACCACTCTCACCCACTGCTCTTCTGCTGGGGTCTGTGTGGGGTCACCCAGGCCCATCAGCTGGTCCTTGCCGGCTATCGTGGTGGTCTCAATCCATTTGGTATAGCTCCTGGGGCGGAACTCATCCGGGGTCTTGCTGTAGCGCTCGCAGGCCTCAAGCAGTGGCATGAGATACACGTGCCCTACATAGCGCTGCTGCTCCCAGCTCGTAGCTGTGGCGTCGACTACCACTTCCCAGGGTGGCAAGGCTGCACAGCTCACCCGCTTGAGCGGGTCTGCACTGAGCACAGGTGCCAGCTTGAGAAAGCTGCAGGGGTAGATGAGTGCCAGGCGCGTTGCATCCTCGAGCTGTTCGCGCACTGTCAGCAGGTACGTGTTGGCTGTGGCTTCTGCCACTTCTGCGTTCCCTCTGCCCCTGATGTCTGGTTGCACCTCCACACTGGGGTTCTTGGCGTACAGGCTGCCAAGGTATGACTCGACCACTGCATAGGCCTTGGGCACCTCAGTCCGCAGGATGCCATCAAGGGTGGGCTGCTGCTGCTGAAAGAAGCGGGTCATATAGAGGTTGCGCAGCTCCCTCAGCTCATCCCTGCGCCCATCCCAATAGAGGTCATGCTGCTCACAGATTGCTTGGCATTGGGTGGGTGTCAGCATGCAGGCCTCAGAATGGAAGATGAGCAGAACGGATACGACGCGCCCTGCTGTGTGCAATCAGGTCATCGATTCGGGTTCTGCCCGATTGTAGCGCATGAGTGCGCCATGATGAGGGAATATCGCGCAAGCACCGATATGCTAACGCCATAGCCATAGCGCTGTCATCGTGCGCCCCATTGGGTGCCTCAGGTGCCACCTTCCCTGCAGGGATTGTGAGGCTGCGCAGTTCCATCCAGCTGACACGGTCCATGACCTTGACCACTTGCAGGGACTCCCTGAGTGTATCAAAGGCCTCAAGTTTTGACTGCAGTGTGGTGACCCATGGCTTTCCGCCTGGTGCCCTCCATTGCTCGCGGTACCCACAGTGGCTGACCTCGAGTAGGAAGGCATGCCCATGGTTGTTTGACTCAGCAAGCATGAGCGCCTGATTGTATCGGCTGGCCACCTGAATGGCCCTGTGTGCCCAAGCGGCTGGGGTGATGCGGTTGTTTCGCTCAGTGTACACAGGCTGCATGGTGCTGACTGACACCACACAGAGAGCGCTGTAGTCGCCTCCTACCCCTCCCCCAATGTCCACACCCATGACATACCGGTCATGGGGATGGGGTGGCTCAATCTCTCGCCCATGCTTGCTGCCATGCAGCTCATGCTCAATGACGTGGATGTCCTGCAGTACCTCTTCTCCGTAGTAGCCACCCTCGCGCCCAAGGAAGCAGTCATCGAGACAGGCAGGGTACTCGCGCCGGAACTTGTACGGCCCCAGGGTTGCCAGGTATCGGCGCCTCCATGCAAGCTGCCCGTTGCTAAGGCTGTATGCCTCCTTGAGCTGCAGTTCCTCTTGTGACCACTCCCCAAGCACTTCCCGCAGCTCTTCCGCGTCAAGCTCGTACCCAAGGTCGCAGTACTTGGGCTCTTCCTGCCACCAATGCGTGATCAGGTGCCATCCGTTCTCTGGCGCCCCTGCGATCAGCTCACTGAACCGGTCACCTGGGTTGTTTGCTGTGCTCTCAATCATGAGCAGCCCATCACCTACAGCAGACAGCGCTTGGGCAAGTAGCTCCTCTTGGTCAAGGGCAAAGGCAAACTCACTAAGCAGCACAGCCTTCGGAGAGAAGGAGCGCAGGCCTGTGCTTGACCTCGAGGTGAAAGCCTTGAGTGTGGCCCCTGTGTCTGCGAGTCGCAGTTCTCCTTTGGCCCTGGTGTCAAGCTGACGCTGCAGGATGGCTGGAGGGTGGTGCATCCACCTGCGATTGTCATCGAGCAGGGCAGTGGCACTCTCAGCCCTCAAGCTCACCAAGGCGAAGAGGGCAGCAGTGGGAGTGCTCATCCACTGCTGATGCAGCACCATCTTGCAAGCTGTAGTGGCTGCCACCTGCCTTGCCTTGATGATGATGATGCGCTTGTGCCCTCGAGCTACTGCCCGAAAGATTTTCTGCTGCATGGGCAGCGGGTCAAAGGGT